AATAGCGTGAAAAGGAATATAATCAGCAATTATTTCTTGAGCTTCAGTCAATCGGATGTTAGATAAATCTTGTATTGTTAATTCAGCATTAAATCTCGAACTTATTGTGTTTCTACAAGGTTCAACAAAATTTTTATCAATATCTTTGGGATCATTGCTGTCTCTTAACGAACCATTATATTCATCCATGTTGTAGGCTTGTTCAGAATAAGGAAATTCTGTTCTAATCTTACCAAAAACAACAGGATCATAAAATGGATTCTTGACATTGATAATCATGTCAAATAATGGATCACTCTCTTCTATTACATAAGTATTCCAGTCTTTTTTAGGATATTCAAAATACCTATCATCCCTTGTGTCAGCTAATGGCAATGTTAAAATATAACTGTGAATTTGAATTTGTTCAGGTTCAGTAAATTCCCTAATTTGATAAGTGATCTTTAAATGAGAACCAAGTTCAAGTGGATTACCAATATATTTCATATATGATTTGCCACTAGCTGTATAGATTTCAATGTTATTCAAATTTATTGAGGTATAATTTGATATATTTGTTTCATACTCTAGTAGAAAATATGTTGGATTTATTGGCAAACTTACTTTTTCTAGTTCAAAAATATTATTGCCAATATAAACAAAGCTTTCTGTAAACGTATACTCAGTGCCTATTTGCCAAAGTTGTGAGAACCTAATTAATTGAATCCCAGCATCATTTAAAGCTTCTGTTAAACCACGCAATGTTCCTTTTGATTTGTTGAGAGGAACAGCTTTTTTAATTTGTTTGCGCCATCTGGTTGGATCTGAGCTTCTTAATTTTAAATTAAACAAATTAGCCAAATAAACAAGCAATGGCTCTTGCAAAACATTAGCATCAAGAAGGTCAACAATTTGATTTGCTAAATCTTCAATGTTTCTAAAGCCAATATTAAGAGATTGATTTAATTTGTCTAAGATTTCTGGAGTTCTATCGTTTGAAGAATATGTTGATTTATACATTTCTGGCAAATAACGAGTCAATAAATCATAATATTTTTCAGGAGGAGTTCTGTGCATTGGAGTACTTGTGTACGAAGCAATGTCACTTTGTAAATAGAATGCTAAATGTGCGCTTAATGTATCTCCAGAAGGGTTTGGCTTCCATTTATAGCAAATAAAATAATCACCTTCCCTAACATTTAAAGCATCCCAAGAAAACTTAAACATGCAATAAGGGAAATCATCAGTTGTAATTTTCTCTATTATAGAATCAGTATTAGGCTGTCCTCTAACCCATAATGGACTCGTAGCACTTCCTGATTGAAAGACAATCAAAGAATTTTGATAATAAAAAGTATTTGTTACAATACTCGACTGCCAATCAGCTAATGCATCATTTGCAAGCTTAATATTAAGCTCCGTTGGATAATTACAAGCAATATTTTTTAAATAAATATATCTTTCTTCCAAATTAGCTTGAGCTATTTTTGTGTCATATTCTTGTATGTTTGGTGAAGCATAACTTCGTTCAATAAAATAAATTGTTATATTTTCAATGTAATACGGATCTTCAAAATAACATTTATTCGCATCAGGAGTTAAAAATATAAATTCAACTCTGTCATTGACTTTAGGATTGTCGTTATATAACTTATTCATAAGTAAAGCTTACCGATATAGTTTCAGGTCTGATAATTTCAAAATATCTTGCCCTAACAATTTTACCGCTATTGTCAGGATCACTCGTTGTAAAATAAATATCATATCTTCTGGGTTGTTGCAAATCTGAAAGAGCCTTGATTATATCAACATCTCTTAAATTCTGCTCATAATCCCAATTATTCAAAGAAAATAAATTTTCTGTTCTAGATACGATGTTAGCTTTGATATCATCTTCAAACTTCTTGTAATATTTATCTATAATGACATTGATAGAAATATTTGATAAAATAATTTCTCCATCCAATACATTTAAATAATCTGTCATCATTTTATTGTTATTCATGTATTGAGTGAATTCATATTTAAATTGACTTGATGCCTTTTCAAGATCAAAATTATTAACTTTAGATAAAATATAAAGTTCAACAATATTAGCACTACATCCTGAATGCCTCAATACTGCATTAGCTTTACCCATAACACCATTGTATGGTGTTACAAACAAATTTGAATAATTTTTATAATCACTTCCAGAAACACATCTGTTTTGAGTTTGATTATAAATTGGCAATTTATATCTAATGTCATCAATTGTGTCGCCAGCATATCCATACTCGCCTCTTGTATAGTTTGTCAAAGTAACAGCGACATTATAAATTTCACCGGGAATTTGAACCAAAGTCTGCGTAGTAACGAAATTACTTACGATATTTCCTGATGTGCCACCACCAACTCTGTAAATAACCTGAACAGAAGACCCAGAAGGAGGGATAAAGCCCGCTCTATTGTTACCAAAAACAATATAAACAGAATAATCAGAGTTGTATTCTACTCTATATTCTCTTCGTGGAGAAGATTCAGTAAAGTATTTAACTTGTTCCCATCTAACGCCATCAACATTTACACGAATTGAATCAAGCAAAACAGGTTTGTAACTCAACAAATAAGCCTGATCTGTACCACCAATAGCAGCAAATACATCATTGTATGTTTTGCCCTCAATCCCAACAATGTTACTGTTGATAAGTGTACCAGCAACAATATAAATGTTTTCATCATAAATCGGTCTGTTAAGAGAATCTGAAGGAAATAATTCAATAGTTGTGTTGACGTTATTATTAAATATTCTTACAGCATAAGGCGCAACTATCTCCAAATCAACATTATATGGTGTTTGAACTCTTCCAGACCATAAGCTTTTACCAGCAATTGGTGGCTGAGGTGTATATCCAACCAATTGTGCTAATCTAATAGCATTTTCAAGTTCTGTGACAGTGTCAATGAACACTTCATTGGCAATTTGGTCTGTTTTAAAAGAAAGAGTATCAGCGATAAATGCCCAGTTTTCAATAAGCATCATCCCAAGACTTGATTCAACAAAGTCGTTAAATTCAATACCAAATTTTTCTTTGATATAAGACACCAAGCGAGACTTCATAGACCAAAAGTCTTGATTGGTATAATTAAGAGAAAATATTTGAGGTCTAGTATTATTTGCGCCAGTTTTATATGGTTTCAAATCAAATGGACATTTTTCCAAATCAGCCCCCTTCAAATGGTATTGCTAACACTAAGTTTTCAATAACATTTATTTGTTCTGGATTTATATAGTTAATTTTCACCAAGACTCCATTCTGATTTGTTGTAGCTATTCCAGTACTTCCTTTTTCTGACAGATTTTCAACTGAAATTGATTGTACTGTTATTCTAGGTTCCCATCTAGAAATTGCATCCGCAATTTCTTTGCTTATCTCACTTCTTGTTCCCTGAGTATTAGGTGAAAAAAAATACTTGCGTAAAGCTGTTCCAAATTGTGGCAACATAACCCTGTCACCCGGATTTGTCAAAATCAATTGAATCAAATCGCTTTTTATATTACTCGAACCAATTTGAGAATAAAAAAATCCTAAAGGATTTTTTGTTACTGGAAATGGAAAACCTTTCAAATCAGTCATTTAAACTCCTTATTACTAACAACAAACTTTTTAACTAAGAGTATAGCCGCCAGTACACAAATCATCACCTATAGGACAATTAGTATCAGCTATATTTAGGTTTCCAAGTCCAATACCCACAGCAGCATTGCTACAAGAAGCATAAACTCTGTCACTTGCCCTTACGCAATTACCAACTAAAACTAAAACTGGGAAAAGACCGGGCACACATTCTTTTAAGTCCGTTGTCGCTTGATTTGTTGCTGTGTCTAATTCTGGACGCAAAAGGTTTTCAGGTGGACTTGGATCATTCTCATTAGGAGGATCTGGTGGTGGCGGGAAATCCCTACCTGCTAATAAATATATCTTTTCATCCACTTTGATTATATGATTGCCTCTTCCAATATGGAAGAAATTATTTTCAGTATAATCCAATCTATCCGTTGCTGTATAAACAATTTTATGACCTTCAATTAATTCAAGAGCATTTTCCTGAGCATATAAAAATAAATTACCACCAGATCTTACTTGAATATATCCAGATTCTTCTATACCTTCATAACCTTCTTGTAATTGTATAATATGCGGTCTTGAGCCATCATATAAAGTCTTTTGAGGAGCAATTATATCAATTGATTGACCTTGTGTTGTTTGTTGACTTGGACTGTCGTTTAAAGTTATTTGCAATCCATATCCACTTCTTAATTGCATGTAAGCGGAATTAGCATTATTAAGAGGAGAAGCACCTTCTGATCTACATGGATAAGTTCTGTTATTTCCACCATCTGACAAAGTAATTTCATGCATGCTTGTTGAAGATATTTTAATTCCTTGGTTTTCAGAAGCAATGCTATCACATTCAGCACCATCGACCTCATCACATAAAAATATCTGATTTCCTAATGCGCTTGTTAATTTTATGC